GATACTTTGTTCCTTTATACTCAGTAGTTCCAACATTACGAAGATTATTTGAAACACTATTATTTGGGCAACTCATGTTTTTTGAATTTTGTAAAAGAAAAAGATAAAAAGTAAATTGGAAAAAGAATAAGTCCAATAGAAAAAAAGGTTACCATTAACTCTAATAAAAAAGTCTAATAGAAAAGTCTAATAGAGAAAGTGATTACCGTTAACTCTAATAGAAAAGTCTAATAGAAAAAAAGGTTACCATTAACTCTAATAGAAAAGTCTAATAGAGAAAGTGATTACCACTATTTGCAATATTATAATAAACTTATTGCAAATGTTTTTTAAAAAAATAATCTTTATTATCATATAAGATCATAAAGATTAAAAGAAAAATGGATCAACTTACTTGCCAATCATGTAAAAAGACTTACTCTACTAAAAAATATCTTACAAGTCATATTGAAGTTTGTAAGGTTAGAATACAAGAAGAGAATATTGCAAATCAAACTAAAATAAAATGCTTAGAAGAGGAAGTTGAGAAACTAAAAGCAGAAAATACAAAATTAAGAAAGGATAAAGATAAACTCTATAGGCTATTAGCAGATGAACACGTTGATGATAGTGATGATGAGAGTAATACTCAAAATACTCAAAACGTTCAAAATAATAAGAATAATAAAAATAATAGTATAAGTCGTAATTATGATGGTGAAGAGAAAAAAGTAATAACCAATACAACTACAAACACAACAACCAATACAACAAATAATTACTTAATTATAAATACAACAGGAGATATTGAAGATGTCTTTAGATTTATCGATACACTCAATTTCTTGAGTTTTAAGTTTAATGTGGATGAACTTGTTAATCCAACTTTATTAAGTCAATCAACAGATAAACAATTTATGTTTACAATTGAAAAAAAGAAAACAAATAAAACTTAAACTTTTATAATTTTATAAACTTTTAAAAAATTCTAAAATTCTAAAAGGTTTTATAAAAAAAATTGTTCACCACACACACACATTAATCTTCCATTTTCAATGAAAAGTAAATAAATCATATATTCTACATCTCATTTTCTTAGAAAATATAATAAAAAAGTAAGGTTTACAGTAACTTTCTGATGTATAATTTGACTCACTATTCCATATTTTTTATAATTTTTCTTATTACCATATAATTTTGTTTTTATTTTCCATTCATTACCGATTTTTCAAATTTTGTTTAAAATTATAATATATTATATGTTATAAAGTGTATAAAACATATAATATATAAGATGGATAATCAGAATTTATGTCAGTATTGTAATAAGCAATATTCAACTAAAGGTAATGCTACAAAGCATGAGAAGTTGTGTAGGAAAAATCCAAAGAATCCATTATATGTAAATAAAGATATGACAAAGAATGAAAAGAAATTATTTTCTCTAATAAAACAACAAAAAAAAGAGATTGAATTATTAAAAAGTAAACTAAATCAATCCAATAAAAAGGAAATTATCAATAAGTCTATAAACACAACCAATACAATCAATACAACAAATACAAGCAATTCAAATAATAAAAACAATTGTAACAATACAAACAATTCAAATCATGTTACCATTATAAATAATGGACAATTCTCAAAAAACATTATTGCAGATCTTAAACCAATTAATTTTGGAGGTATGAAGAAACACTTTGAAAACGATTTTTCTAATAAGTATATTGATAAAGGTATGAATGGATTAGCAAATTTTATTTGTGATGTGCCTTGTAAAGATAGATTTATTACAACTGATTTTGGCCGTCAAACTATCTTATTTAAAATTTCCGATGATCAAGCAGTGTCTGATCCGAAAGCAAATATGTTATTGAACAATACGATAAAACAAAATGCAGATACAATAATTGAAAAGGCAGAAGATAGATATCAATATTATATTGCTCAAATACAAGAAGCGAGAGATGATGATATTGAACCTGATAGATTAGATGTAGAAAAGAAAAATAAAACCAAGGAGTTAAAAAGTATTGTGCAAAATGTAAAAGATAATATTGCTATAGAATTTCCTGAAGCAACTAAAGTAATTGTTCTAAAAGGTATGACAAATAAAATTATTAATAATGAAATTATTAACAAGAATAATTATATTGAATAAAGTAGTTTAATTTACCCAAATGTGTTTTCAAAAGTATATTCAAGATATAGAAACTTATCTTCGTTTCTATGTTGATCGTAAATTTGAGTCATGAGTTGAGATGACGCAGGAATAGTATTATTTTCAGTAAAGAGGAAGATGGATTCTGATTGAGAGAGTTTAATATATTTTCTCAATACAGAAAGAAATTCAGCAACAGACACATTTTTGTCAATAAGATATTTACATTTTTCAGGTTCTGGAACACCTTTTGTTTTTGTGTAAATAATTACAGGTATTTTTGAGGGATACTTCATAGCAAGATTTGTGTTTTCCTTTTGTTTCTTTTCTAGAGGCATATTAGAAAATTTTTGTCTAGCATCATACGATTTGGTCTTTTCAGACATTTTCATACACTATGTAAATATATTAAATTTTTTGAAAATATTTTTTCATCTGATTTTTGAAAAAATACTCAAATGTTTTAAAATAATTTTCTAATAATTTTAAAGACTATTCTCTATTATTTTAATTGGCATTTTTAAAACATTCAAATGACAAGAGAAGTAAATTGCAGAGGAGTTGCTCCAAGCACAAGAGTTCATTTGAGAAATGATACTTGCTTGAGAAAACCTCAACTTCTCCCTGCAAGAAATCTAAGATTTAGTGATCCTTTACTTTCTCGTAAACAATCTACTGTTATTAATAAAAAGACAACTCAACAATACATGTTTAGAATCATTCTTGAAAATGGAGAATACTATGATGTTTCAAAGGATCAAAAACTTGTTCTTAAGGACATAATAACTGATAATCCATTTTACATGTCAGTAGAAGATTGTCTCAAAGTCCCTTTTGAGATATTTCAAAACTATCGTGTAACAAAAGGAAGAACCTACTGGTCAAACCATGAAGTTTCCATTGACCCTTTCTTGCTTGGATGCTGGTTAGGATCAAGAATGTGTGATAGAAGTGGTTTTTGCACTTCAAGACGAAAGTATAGAGATGTGAGCAATTGGTTGAAACTACTATCTATTGATCATACTTTTTCACCTCTAAGCAATTATGTTAATGTGTCTTACTCTAATAACAAAGGTAATATTCGAGATAATATTAGTAGATATAATCTTGATTACAATAATAAATTTGTTCCTCGAGATTATAAGTATAATGATGTATCTACAAGAATTAGTTTATTGAGAGGTTTTCTATTGACATCAGAATGTTTTACAAGAGGGTATAAAACCATTTTGAGATTTGATAATTTAGCATTGGCGTATGATATTGTATATGTTGCCAGATCACTTGGTTATAAGACACATATTAATAGAAATCGTATTGTATTCAATCTGATTCCATCACAGAATTATAGATTTTCTATTAGACCTCTTGGATTAGGTGAATGCGTAACTTTGACATGTAATGAAGGTGTTGATACAATTTTAACAGAAGACTTTGATGAGATTTTAATTGGATAAAAAAAATAATTTTTAGAAAATTGTTTGTAAATATTATATAATATTTACAAATAAAAAAATGATTTTTAGAAAATGTCTCTTATTAAAACTTAAAGAGACGAATAAAAATAGTTAATTAAAATAAGAGATGTATCGTAAAAAACAAACAAAAACTCGTAAAGAACAGGACGATGAATCCCAGTCTCACATAAATGATAATCATGACTATTCAGAAGAGAAAACAATATTTATTAAAGAATTTGATATGAATGAAATGCCTCCACAATCAGTTGATGATAGGAACGGTGTGAAATTGGTTGTAGTGGGTAAGCCAGGTTGTTTTTCTCCTGCTACAAAAATACTGATGTTTGATGGAAAAATTAAAAAAGTAGAGGATATTATTGTTGGTGATGTAGTTATGGGAGATGATGGAAAGACTCCAAGAAAAGTAGAAGTTTTATATCATGATACAGATGATATGTATGAAATTTGTAATGGTAGAGGTGGAGAAAATTATACAGTTAATAGACTACATGATTTAGTGTTGGTTGCATCAAGAAATCATGGTTCTATAAAAAAGAATGATATAATTGAAATAAGTGTCGAAGAATACTTGAAACAAAATAATGCTTGGAAACATACATTCAAAACATTTCGATCAAGTGGAGTTCAATGGGAAGAAAAAAATGTTTTAATTGATCCTTACTTTCTAGGAGTTTGGTTAGGTGATGGAACATCTTCTAAACTTGAAATTACAAATATAGATAAAGAGATTATTGAATATTGTAAAGATTATGCTGAAAAATGCAATTTAATTTTGAAATCATCCTCTCAAAATAGTGTCCATAGATATACAGTAATTTCTAAAGAGAAAACAAAAGGAAAAAATAATATTTTAAATGCTTTTAATGACTATGGACTAATGAATAATAAACATATTCCAGATGATTATAAAATAAACTCAGAACAAGTAAGATATAGTATATTAGCAGGTTTACTTGATACAGATGGATATCATGATAAAAAAGGAAAGTGTTACGAGATAACTCAAAAGAATGAGAGACTTGCAAAAGATATTGTATTTATATCAAAGTCATTAGGTATTTCTACAACAATAAGACAGGTAACAAAATCTTGTATGTATAAAGGTGAAAAAAGAGAAGGACAATATTACAAAATATGTATGTTTGGTGAAAAAGTTTGCAATATTCCTGTTCTCTTAGAAAGGAAAAAAATAGAGTGTCAAATTAGTCAATTTAAGAATCGATTACACTCAAGTTTTAAAGTTATACACAAAGGTAAAGGTGAGTATTATGGATTTGGTCTTGATGGTAATAGAAGATTTACACTTGCAAATTTTGAAATCGTAAAAAATACTGGTAAGAGCAATATTATATCATCTATAGTCGACTCGAAAAAACATATAATTCCTATTTCTCAAATTTTTTCAGGAACGGAGGATTCCAATGGTTTTTATTGTTCCAAGTTTCCTTCTATCAGTGTTTTTAATAGTTTGAAAGATTTAACTCCTGTAGAGAATTTTATCCGAAGGCAAAAGTATGCTAAACGCTATTTAGATAACCCTTGGTGTGTGCAAATTATTGATGATTGTACAGATGACCCAAAACTTTTTACAAAACCTCTTTTTCAAAGTTACTACAAGAACGGTCGTCACTGGAAAATGATGCATATTCTATCTTTGCAATACTGTCTTGATATTAAACCAGTCATTAGAACAAATGTAGATTATGCATTTATCCTTAGAGAATCAAGTAAAAAAAATAGAAAATCTCTTTATGAAAACTATGCATCTGCAGTTGAAAACCAACAAGAATTCGAAACATTGATGGATGCCCTTACAACAGACTACTCATCAATGGTTATTGTAAATTACAATACTTCTAACAACATTGAAGATTGTATTCGTTGGTACAAAGCAGACTTAGATAGAACAAAACAATTTAAGTTTGGCTGTGAAGATTTCTGGTTATTCAATAATGAAAGACTTGATACAAAATATGAAGATCCCGTTTTTTAATTGATTTATAATTTTTATTTTAATATGTATCTCGACTATATATTAAAATATCACAGTAAAATAATTGTAAAATGCAGTTCGTATGCTTAATTGAGTTTAACCATGAAACAGAACATACCAATATGACTTTTTTGCAATACACAAATAACGAAGAAAGAATAAAACATTTAAAAAATTTGATTGATTATGCAGATTATAGTGAAAATATTTTTGGAGAGTATTCGAGTTTTGAACTATCACTGTCTCTATATGATGAGAAAACTGTTTCTCAAATGATAATGCTTGAATCAGAAATTATAGAGGTAAGTGTTTGCACGGGTTATTTTGATTTTCCAGATGAAGAATTTGAAATTTTAGATGAATGCGATACAGCATTGAAATTGGATGATTTGTTTCATTCAAATCAGATTGAAAATTATTTTGAATAAGTTTTTTATGAGGTAGGTTTATTTTTGTTATATTTTTTAATTAAATATAACAAATAGATTTAATTATATTATAAATGGAGAAAATAACAACATTGGTTCATCAAATTCAACACAAACAGTCGGAAATAGACTACCATTACAATAAACAAAAACAACTACAAAATGACGTGTATAAATTACAACAAGATTTTAAAACTCATTGCAAACAGTATATAAATGATATTTCAGAAACACTATTACAAGATCATATACATTTTAAGAATAATCATACAATAGAGGTAACATCAACTTATTATTACGATACTGACTGGTATAGAGATACTTACGGAACAAGACATCCACAAGATTCCTATGGTCGTCCATACGAGTATGAAGGACCAGATACATTAATGTATGTAATTTGTTCAGAATGCGACCAATATTTTACACATACATATAAGAAGAAATTTGATAAAACACTTGATGAAGAAAAACTTGGATTGCAAATTTTTAAAGAAGGATTACTTGAAATAGAGAGAATAAACTTGGAAAAAACTTTTTTAAAAAATGATTCTTAAAACGTTATCTATAGATGCAAAATAATAAAGAAATTATTAAATCTCTCTTGTTACAAAAACTAAATAAAGAGGGTTGGAAAAATAATCAGTTTATCTATGAAGTATATCCTTATGATAACAAATCTTCTATTAAGTTTAGATATTTAAAATTTAAGTTTAAGAGAGAGCGTTCAACGTCAAAATTCTCATGCGATCTAACAATTGAAAATTATAATTACTGTATTCTAACTGTGGAGGAAGCAGAAAGGGAAAGAAAGCTATCAGATGATGATTTTATTTATTTTACATTCAATATTAAACCTGAAAAAAACGTAACTAAATGTATTGAGAGTGCCATTGATTATTTAACAGAAGTAAAGTTGTGTGAAAGTTGTCAGCGTGTTTTTCATAAGGATAATTTAGATCAGTATGATTTTTGTTTGACATGTAATATTCAAAGTATTTTTGAAAAACGCGATTTCTGTGCTATCTGCCATGATGGAGAAAATGTGAAACTTATGCATAAACTTCCTTGTGAACACGATTTTCATTTTAGTTGTTTAACAAAGTTACGTAAAAAAGAGTGTCCATTATGTCGTAATTGTTTTTCTTTACGAAGAATGTAAAGTAATTGATTTTTATTTTTATTTATTTTCTTATGTAGAAACTTATTATATTAACATTTATAAAATCATGCTACCTATTTTTTATTTTGAAATGAATCGTGAAGGTAATAAGATAGAAGAGGAAAAACAAAATGTAAATTGTAATATTTACAAAAATATGTTGACTCAATGTATCTATCATAAACATTCATGTATTTTAGATATACAAAGTTGTTATGAACAAGAAAAACATTTTGTTCAATGTATTCAAAAACAAACTAAATAACTTTTTATTTTTTCATATAAAGGTAGGATGCAATAATAATTATTAAAATCCATATTAAAAAAGCATAAGTATAACTTATCCTTTTTACCTCTTGTTCATCAAGTGTCAAGAATACTTTTGATTGGTATATATCTGTGTAGGCAGGTATGTTTGCGGCGTAGATTTTTCTAAAATCTGGTAGACTTTTAGCATCGTGAACAAAAGGATCAAGAAAACCTTTTAATTGACCATCTTTAATTTTTCTCTCTGCTGATAAAAGATAACCAGTTTGTGGATTTACAAGAAACTGACGTCTTAGCAATGCTTCTTCAGGTGTATTCTCAAAAGAAACATAATCAGGAATTTTCAAACCGTAAATATCAGGAATCATAGCAGAAAAGTTTTTTTCTAATTCACATTCTGGTATGTTCATTTTCATTCTAAAATAACCTCCAAGACCCCAGTTTTCTCCCCATGAGTTTGCTATCCACCAATAAGGGACAACCTCTCCATTAACTTCTTCTTCTCCCCATCCCACAACTCTGATAGCATGACCACCTTCAGGTGATGAACCCTTTTTAGGTCCCATGTAAATTGTTTTGCCGTCATATTCTTCGAGAAAGTCACTGTATATAATATAACCAGAAACAACAGGACCAAATTGATAGATATCTTCTTTTATTTGTATTATGTCATTAGGTATAATATAAGATCCCATAGAACGATAGTAACGCGCTGCAACACCTTTTACAACACATTCATCAAATTCTTTGCCATAAAGTTCTTGACAGTTTGGCATATCTTGTAAATTTTTCACATCTGCAACATATTTGAATCCTCTTTGTAATACATTTGCTTTAAGATTACAAAACGCTTCTGTCGCGCCATATACATAAAGATAAGTCAATGAATTTAAAATGGAGTTGCCATTACAAGCAGCAGTGGAGTGAGCAATAATATTTTTTTGTGAAATTGCCTTTTCATCAAACTCTGGTTTTGGATTTATAACTTCTGAACACACAGTTGGAGTAAGAGGAGATAATTCAGTGTTTATTTGATTTAGAGTCATTATAGCAAAACGATCACTCAACACAGAAGTTGAAGCAACTGCCCAGCAATTACCACATGAACCTTGTGCTTTCACTCTTGTTAAATAGTTTCTCCATACAATACGACCATCAAAATTTTTTGGTAGGTCTTTAATGCGTTCAGGACGTTTAACTGCTTTGAATTTAAAAAGTTTTTCTCTAACTTTTGAGTTGTCTCGCAAAACTGTACCAAATGTTTTAAACATTTTATATTGTAATTTATAAAGAAACAATATAAAATTTTTATCTAATTGTATTTTGTCATTCTTAAAAGATAGACTTCATCATTATACATAAAAGTCAAGTGTGTTATACCACCACTTCCTCTCTTTTCAACAGTATTATTATTTAATACTAAGAGTGTACCTTTTAACAAGTCTACACTCTCATTTTCTTTACAACATATATAAACTCCTTGTAATTTATTATTGAAAAAAGTTTTTGCATTTACGACAGCATAACCTTTATTGATATCTTCTATAAACTCTTCCGACAGTTTTTCATGAATATTATACATTTTTTCAGGGGGTGATTCTATCCATAGTTCAATCGACTCTGTACTTGGAAAAATAATATTATCTTGTGATGAGTCAAAGTCTCTAATATTTTTATAATAATGAGGGACAAATGTTAAATTCTTGTATTCCACCACCCTGTCATAACCTCTTCTACATTCGATAAAGAGAGTATAGAGTAAACGCTTAGCAAGTTCTTTTGAACTTACAATAATTTTTCCACCAGTTTTGAATGAAGTAGGTTTAGAAAAGTTTCGTGGAATGTTTTTATATAACTCTATTTCATCTGTTTTCTTTATATCAAAACAAGTATTGTAAAACTCTTCTAATAAGTTGAAAAGAGTCTTATCAGATAGAGTTCTCCCTCGTAAAAATTTTGAAAATTCATAAATTACATGAGCAGATAAGTGTCTTGAAATCTGTTCATAATGATTGTATTTATCAAGTTCACTATCTCTAATAAAGGAAATACTATGAAGTTGTTGAATTTGCATATTTTTATTGGAAACTTCTTGTGGTTTAACTGGAATGTAAATATTTATGCTTCCTTTTATACCTTCTAAACCAACAAGAATATTCTGCACATAGATTTGCTTATATTTTATATCTTCATTATTCATAAATTCAATAGCGTTTTCAAGTTCGCAAGATTGATAATTGAATGTTGACTTTTTGGATTTTAACATATTATTCGTCATGCTGTCAATAGGCATTGTTAAAACATTTACATCACCTTCAAACAAGATAATACGAGTCTTTCCAAAGAAGTCAACTTGTTGTTCAAGAATTCTTGTTGTAAAAGGCATTTTAGGGATGATATTGTGAGTTTCAATTCCAAATGGAAAATACATATTTTCATAAAGTTTATAAAGTTCTTGAATTGTTTTATCATCTTTATTGAACATAAACTTCTTAGGTTTTTTCTGATCAGTAAGATCAATTGTTCCAATAATTTCATAATGAGGATTTAATAAATTTTGATTGTTTGATCCTGTTGTCTCATACAGTATAACTGAAGGACGGATAGAATACTTTTGTTTATTCGTTAGAAAATTATGTGCAAAATCAGCAGATCCGAAATTACCCTCGGGATATTCCTTGTTATGAACAAAGATGAAAATATTACATTTAAAAAGTTCTTCTAATAAGGTATGAAAAACTCTAACATCAATAAACTTTTCAGGTTCATTTAAATAATGTATAATGGTTTTTCTATCAAAGTTGTAAGCGTTTTGAAAACCAATATTCTTACGCACAAGTTTCTTCATTTCATCAATCTTATCATCAATAAATGAATCGATATCAGGGTCATCGCCATCTTCTGTTGGTTCAACTCGTTTATCCCTTAGTGCAGTTGCAATAGCAACAATTACAGAACGAGGTCCTTGTGGTACATATCGACGAATATAAAGATTATTTTGATCAACGATGCGAAAGTAGTCTTCTATATTCTTTGTAAGTTTTCCAATACCTCCTGCTGGTAGTGTATGACGAGTTACTAAAATTTTTTCTTTTAATTCTTTTATTGTTTCATCTTCATCGAACTGTTGTTTGTTTTCATACATATAACGTATAGAGTTCTTTTTTGCTGTTTGATCTACTTCAAAACAACAAGGTAAAGGCCATCTCGACAAGTTCTTTTTGTATAACAAACCAGGGTAAGGATAATTAGGACGGTTTTCACAAGTATAGTAATAAGGTTTAAACTCATCAAATAAAGGATACTTCATGATATGCTCTCCTTGTTTTATTCTTTCTTGTGCTTCATCTTCATCTTCTATAATGGTAGGAGATTTATTACAACGTTTAGGATAACCTGCAACAAATAATTCAGGATCGTAACTCGCAAGAGTCATTCTAACTTCTTTTTCTTTTTTACCTTCAAGCAAAACTTCTCTTCTTTCTTGTTCGAATATTTGAGCGTTGTTATATATTTTACTATAAAGGTCTTGTAAACAGTCTTTCTTTTTATTATATACAGAAGTCATCAAACTTAAATACTTTTTAAGAAGATCAACCTCTGTCAAGTTCTTAGCATAACTTACTCTTATCTCCGTTACATACTCATTTACTTTAACACTCGTTCCAATTCGTTTTCTTAAAGGTCTGGTAACAAGCATGCTTTGTAATGAGAAAATTGTTTCACATTGTTTGAAAACCGATTGGACACCGCCACGTTTATTGAAAATTCTAAATCTTTCATTTGCACAAAGAAACTCAGATACAATTTTATTGTTCATTAACAAGTCATAATAAAATATTTTTTCAATCATTGTTCTTGTAATGTAAAACATACACCGTAAATGTTGAGGATAAATTTCAACGTTTACACTTGAAGATTTAATCTCAAGAGTATTGCATATTCTTGTTAAAAGTTGCTCTTCTTTCAAATCTGTTTTATTATTATAATCTTCAATCTGTGAATTTATATTTATTACAAGTGTTTCATCAGTCATAGATATACTAATAAGAGAGTATGAATCTCGTAATTTATTACTACTTTCGGATTTATCATATTTATTATAATTATACTTATTCAATACAAATAAGATAAGGTGATTTTTAAATTTCTCATTCTCAGTAAAGTCTTTAATTTTTGCAATCCACGATTTATCCACCTTAAATCCCTTTAGAACTTTATAAAAACCATTAATGTAAACAAGAGGTACATCATTAGATAAAACTGCCTTGTTAAAATACTCATATTCGTCTTTTTCATCTTCCATGCCACTTAATACACATTTTATATTTGTAAATAATAGTTTTGTATCTGTAATTAAGTCTTCAATCTTTTTTATGTTATACTCTTTAGACTTTTCCATTATTTCTGTCAATGTGGAAACTCTATTGAGATTTTCAATACTTTCTTTTACACGATTGTAGAACTTTTCATAAATATTTTTAAAACTCTGCAATCCATTGATTCCGATAAAATCATGATCGCTAATTTTTTGTAGTAATTCAGTTGACTCCATATACTTTTCAAATTGTTTTCCTCTAAACTCTTCTGATGAGGGATTATCAATAAAATTAGCGTTTGTAGGTTTGTTATAAAAATAATAGAAAGTTGCCATAACAGCATCTGTCCCTTCCAAGTATTTTTTCACAACCTCATAAGCGTTATCAAATGTTTTCTCTCGTTCTACTTGTCGCACGGTTTCAAACTCTAATTCTGCATTTGTTAGATCGCTTATTTCAACGAAACGCTTAACTGATTTAAAAGGCAGACCTTTAATGTTTTCAATTTTTGTTAAAGATTCCTTTTTTGTGAGAAAAATAAACATGGGTGATATTTCAAGTTTTTTTGCAATTTGTTGAATGATTGTTTGCACTGTATCTGAAGCACTAATTTGTAACACATTAGTGTTCCCATCAATTTTTACATTCACACTTTGTGTATTCATTTTGTAAATACATAAAGTTTATTATTTTTTATTCATTTTTATAAAGTTTTTTATTAAGGATTAATTTAAAAATCTATGTGGCACATCATTTACAACATGTGGTAACATATAATTAAAATCATCATTATTAACAAGACTTAAGTCTCTCAACTCATCATACTTATCCCAGTTAACATTTAAATTCGCACCTTCAAAACAGTTGATTACATGTTCATAATCAATATGAGGGATCCATACAATCAGTTTACCTTCATGGAGTTCGTGTATTTTTGATGTACTGATTTTATTTTTTATGTTCATATTATTCTTCATATTATAATACATGTTAAAAGTATCATCTCTATTATGTTTTATTGTCATTAATCCAGGATGAAGAGGAAATGAGAATTTTTGAATTCTTTTTCTGAAAATGGTAGAACTTGTATTAACAATATTAATAAAAGATTGTTGACTGATCATGATATTACGAGTAAACATTTTTTCCAAACTACTTTCAATAATTTATAAAATATTCTTTTAAATTTATCTTTTCTCTTTTTATTATGCATATTATAAAATGAATGCTATCGCAATTATAAATCCCATTATAAACAACGGTATATCAGGTTTTGTAAAATTTCATCAATGTTTCCCTAACTCTCGCACAAGAGTTTTTATTCAACTTTCCGGATTTAAACCAAATCAAACTCACGCTATTCACATCCACGAGTTTGGAGATTTAACAAATGGTTGTGCATCTCTTGGAGCACATTTCAATCCTGATAAAACAACTCATGGAAGTTTAGCATTTCCTCAAGATCCTCGTCATGCAGGTGATATGATAAATAACATTAAGAGTAATTATGGAGGAAATGTCGTATTTGAATACGAAGATCCATTAATTACAGTATTTCCAGGTAAGTATAATATCCTTGGAAGAAGTATTGTAATTCATAGACTTCCAGATGACCTTGGTAGAAACTTACAAGGTGGGAGAGGAACAGGAGAAAGTCTTATTACAGGAAATGCAGGAGAGAGAATAGCATGTTCTGTAATAGGAATTTCCAAAAGTGAAAGTTGTCAATAAGAAAAAAAAGAGTTTTTATTTAAAAAAAATAAATGTTTGTGTATAATTACAAAAAAATAATTATGAACTTTTCTGAGAGTGCACACAATAAAATTTACTGGAAATGTATTCACGTTATGTGTCTTTGTTATTCTATTGAAAAAGATATTACACAAGATCACGCTAGAGCGATGAAAGGATTTCTCATTACATTTGCTGACCTTATTCCAAATAAAACATGGGGTCAATGGATGAACAAGTTTATTAATATGACTGATGATGTTAAAAAAGATCTTGAAAAAATTGATGGATTGAAAGTTTTCTTAACAACACATAAACCTATGCCAGTTGAAGCATATCTTGTGTGTAAAAAAGGAGAAGTCTCTTTGCATGAATGGAGTTGGATGTTACATGAATATATAAATCATAAAAGAAGAAAGGAAGGAGAGGATGTAAAAGGTATGAGTCTTAATGAGTTTAAGAAAAATTATTGTGAAACAAAATTATCAAAAGATCAATGGGGACGACCATTGTGGTTTTGTATTCACACATTTGCATTGAATCTTTCAAATAAAATTACCAATGAGGAACGTATTAAGTATAAAGCATTTATGAGTTCCATGCAATTTGTATTACCATGTCCTATTTGTAAACAACATATTAAAGAAAATTTACTCGCACTTAAATTTGACGATTACACTGATACAAATATGCGTTTATTTGAGTGGACTGTTTTACTTCATAATAAAGTTAATACAGATAATAATAAGAGTGTATTTAGTCTTCGTGACGCACTCGAACTTTATCAAACAAAAGACGGGTCACGAGGATCAGAAGATGGAAGTCTTGAAAGAATATTTTTATAAAAAAATAAAAAAAAAGTTTTTTAATCTTTTATTTTGTAAAAATGTCTGAGACTGTTGTAATTCACGAGGACTCTAAATCTGTTATTGTACTGAATCATGTAACTCCTTCTACTAATGAACCTACCCAATCTGATGAAATTAACCAAACCGAAGTGTCTGAATTTGCAAAACTCGTTGCTGATCTAACTCAATCTTTGAAATCAGGTTTTGAAAACTTTGAAATTGATGAGAACAATATTATAGATTATATTGTGCGAGTTATGGCGATTGTTGAAAAACAAAAACAACTTTCAGGTATTGAAAAGAAAGCAGTCGCTATTGAAATTCTCCTTCGTCTTGTTGATTCTTATAATCGTTTTAATACTGATAGTAAATCACGTGTAAAACTCCTTGTAAAAACACTTGCTCCTTCTGTCATTGATACAATTATAAGTGCTACAAAGGGTGCTCTATCAGTAAACAAAAAGGTAGAAGAGGCAACAAGAAAATGTTTTTCCAAATGTTGTTAAATTTTTAATATTGACTTTTATTAACAATTATAGAATAATTATAGAAAATGAATGAATCACCAACTTCAACTATTTTTCAACATGAACAATTTAATTTTTCAAAGCAAGATACACTTGTTGATGTAGATTTAATTTCAAGTTCCAGTAAGTTATTTGAAAAACACACAGATTACAAAGAATATTTATTGGAACTGCAAATATGTCTGTTATATTATCTTCTACTGTCTTATTAGTATTACCTATATTTCCATTAAATATAATAGGAGCAGGGATTGCAATAACTGTTATGTCTGCTAAATGTGTTTATAATTTGTTTAATTATTTTTTTTTTTTTTTTTTGATATCTTGATATTTATTAAATTTAAAATATCAAGATATGCCAAAATCATCACCATCTTATTGTAAAAATACACCTATAAAGAATATGGGGTTTACACAACTTGCAAGTTGTAAAGCACAAGGTTTAATTGCTAGAACATCAAGAGAGAATAAGGGAAGATATGTTAAGTCTCCAAAGTATAGAACAAGTATAAATCGCAAGAAAAAGTCACGAAGAAAAGGTAAAACATCAAGAAAGAAATAGAAATATTAAAAATAAATGTTTTTTTTTCTTTTCTTTAAAATAATTATAGAACCGTTGCTTTTCCAACGATAAGAACTATAACCACACCTTTTCCTCAAGGTTGGTATAATATTGGCGATGTAAGTTCTCAACAATATGGTTATGCTTCTGTAACTGCTATTGCTGTAAACAGAAATTTAGGGCAAATTTACGTTGGTGGGTTTTTCGATAGAATAAATGATGTATCAGCAAGAAATATTGCCGTATACAATATAAATTCAAGACAATGGTCTGAAGTAGGAGGTGGAGCAAATTCTTCTATAGATGCTATGACAGTTGACTTATCAAATAATTTATTTATCGGAGGAAGTTTTGATAGACTTGGAACAAATGATCAATTTTCAATCCGTTATGCTGCAAAATATAATACATCAACAAATACATGGATTGATATATCTGGTAATGGTTTAATTACAAATGATGTAAAGAGTTTTGCTGTAGATACAAGTAATAATGTTTATTTTACAGGTGGAAATAAATTGTTAAAACATTTGAATAATACTGGAATAACAATTAATCCAAGAAATATTTATGGTGGTCAATTTAATAGCGGTTTAGGAGGATGTTGTGTAGATTTATCTGTAACTGTTTATGTTGTTGGTGGTTACACTACAGCAGAAACTGGTTATAATAATAATGATTTAAGTAGAAATGGTATTTCAAGATGGCAACCTATAAATGATGTATCACTAACTTTAATGAATGACTTTAGAAATAGTCCAAATTCTGTTGGATTAACTAATGGTGGTAACTTTTTTTTCGCTTCTTGTGATTTATCAAATAATATTTACATTGGTGGCAATTTTGCTACAGTTAATGGAGTAACAAATAATTATATTACAAAATACAATGGTAATACTAGTACGTTCGATTTAAGTGTTGGACAAGTCGGATTTAATGCGGTAACAAGAGCATTAACTATTGATACTTCTAATAATGTCTATGTCATAGGTGATTTTACAACTGTTAATGGTATTTCTGCTAATGGTCTTGCTAAATTAACACCACCTTTAACTTGGTCAAGTATTCCAAGCGGTGATTTATCTGGATCTACATATGGTGGTTATTCTATTTCACAAGACTGAAATAATGTAATTGTAGGTGGAGATTTCTCAAAAATTGGATCATTAAATGCAAACTGTCTTGCAGAGTATTTCCCTCAGGGTTTTACCATTGGTAATAATTTTACTTCTTATGTATTTTCACCTACTAAACTTTTACGATCTGTGTCTCCTCAAATAGGATTTTAAATCTCTCTAATAAAAATTATTAATAACATATCTTATGAATATGTTGTAAATTTTTATACCATAAGTTCTTTATAATTGCTACCTTTACAATTTATAAAGACATACGCTTTTTGTTCTCTCATTTGAATCATTTTCATAATTTTTTTTTCAATTGTTAAACAAAATTTTAAATCTCATCACAAACTATTTTAGTAATAATGTCATTCATTTCCTTATAAGTGTTATAAGGTCTTAGAGCGTGATAATCGCTTATCTTTTTTGTCTTGATAGAGTTTATGAGATTTTGATCAATTGAGAAAGTGCCCCTGTCAAGACGTTGAAATCCTGTTTTATTGTCATTTAGAAATACAAAATTCTTGGTTCTCTGATTCCAATTTAATACTCTCTGATATAATTCTTTCTGATCAGTAGTCCATCCTGCGCCTCCATGATTACCATCATAATTTATATTTTTATAAATGGTTGAAAGTTGTTCATACATATCATCTATAGAATTGATTTGAAAAACATCAGACCATACTGATGGACATGCTACATTATAACACATAGCAATTTCTTTATATTCAAATAATACATTACGGAGATAAACAAATTTGTTATCAGGAATATTTTTAATGTTATCAACATAGTAAGATGCTTTCATAGGAAGGATATCCATATCTGTAATCATAACTCCACCTTCGCAACTTAGCAAAGCAGGATATAATAGTCTAATATATTGTGCAATAAATGCTGTATTCATGTTGGAAAGTTTACCTTCTGGTTTTATGAGGATGATATGATCTTTATATTCAAGATATTCATCAGGTATTTTGTCATCAATAAACAATATTTTTATATCAGCAGTAGGAATAAGGTGTTTCCAATGTTTAATAAAAGTTGGAATAAAGTCAGCATAAAGTTTATTGTTATTTGTTGCAGTCAATATACAATCTAATTTCATTTTTTTATTTGTCTTATTTGTCTTAACTTTTTACTTTTTTAAAGATATTTTACATTACATTTAGTAATGTAAAATAATTTATTGCGCACTCCGAGAATCGAACTCGGATCGATTGCTTGGAAGGCAACCATACTAACCTTTATACTAAGTGCGCTTTTTTTGGTGGGTTGTGTGAGATTCGAACTCACGCGGACTAACGTCCAAAGATTCTTAAGATCTTCGAATTGACCTGGCTATTCTAACAACCCTTCATATTAAATATATCTGTTATTTAAATTAAAATAAAAGATTATTAAATTATAAAAAAATAATTATAATATATACTTACCTATCTAATTTATCCTCTTTTCAACAGAGAAGGACCTTTTTTAACAGATTCTTTCTCTACTACTTCTTCTTTCTTAACTGTTTTTTTCAATAGTGAAGGACCTTTTGTTTGAGGCATTTCAAATTCTACATCACCTTCATCAAACTCATTGCTATAATCTTCATCACTACTTTCTTCTTTATTAACTTCCTTTTTTACATCTTTCTTAACAGTTCTAACTGATTTTGTTTCTTTTTCTGCAGGAACTGAAATCATACTTATGATATTATTTTGATTGTTTTGTCCTCCTGACGATAAAACTTGTTTTTTCAAATATGCTACATCTTGTTCAAGACGATTAAGAGTTGATACAAGATTCATAAATTGCTCTCTTGATAGAATCACGTTGTCATCAGACTTAGTCATGTTTGAAAATGTTTTTCTTTCCGTTTTCTCGCCACTTCCAGTTTTTTCTTCTTCCTGTTCAATACCACTTGTAGAGTCTATAACTTTAAGTTTTCTAACAAGATCTTGAACTTGAGGTCTCTTAAACTTTGTAAAGATAAATCCAGGTTTAGACTCTCCTTTATATTTCAAGTTTGCATTAAACATGCCTTTTAATTCAGTAAAATGAGACTCATACTTGTTTATATCACCAAACACAGCGATAGACTTCTCTGAATAATCAACGATTTCAAAAGACATTTTGAAAAATTTTGTAAAATTTTGTAAAATTGAAAAAGAGAAAAAATACTTGTTAAATTATTATATGTTTTTATTGTATAAAAAAGAAAAATCAATTATTTTAAAATGAGTATGGAGAGTTTGTCAAGTATAAAGTCAGAAAAAAAATGTGAGAGTAAAAATTCAGAGGGAGAGAAAAAAGAAGTAGAAAAAGTTAAATCCTGTCCTATATGTTGTGAAATGTTCACAAAACACTTGAGACGAGAAATTTGCTGTTCCTATTGTAATTATAGTTGTTGCACAAATTGTATGAAAACTTATATTTTTTCAAACATGACTGAATCCAATTGCATGAATTGCAGAAAAAGATTTTCTAGAGAAATTATGTTTGATAACTTTTCCAAAAAATTTATTAATACTGAATACAAAGCACATAGAGAAAATATGTTATTTGAACAAGAAATGTCCATGATGCCTTCCACGCAGAACATAATTGAACTAAAAAACCAAGTAAAAGAATTACACGATTCTATCTACAAAATTAATTCTCAGATTTCAGAATTGGAAGCACAACGTTCTCGAATATATGCTAATATTGATAGATACAATTACATTTACAATAATCCTGCCATTTATTATCAAGATAAAAAAGAAGTAGAAAAACAAAGTGCTACATTTATAAAACCCTGTCCAGGAGAATCTTGTAGAGGATTTCTATCCACTCGATATATGTGTGGAGTTTGTGGATTAAAAGTATGTGCACAGTGTCATGAAGTAAAGACAGAAAAAGAAGACCTCGGGAAGACCGAGGAACACAAATGCGATCCTGCAAATATTGATAGTGTAAAACTTATTAAATCTGATTCAAAAGCATGTCCAAAATGTGGAGTTAGCATTTTTAAAATAAGTGGTTGCTTTGAAGAAAATACAAAGATACTTCTATATAATGATACTGTAAAAAAAGTTTCTGATATTGTTATTGGAGATGTGCTTAAAGGTATAGATAAAAATCCTCGAGTAGTTACAAAATTATTTTCAGGTGAAGACTGGTTGTATCTGATAAAGCACAATGATCAAACTCAATTTGAAAACTATATTGTAAATAGTAAGCATGAACTTGTGTTGAAATATATTCATCACAAATATATAATGTATGATAATGATAAAACCCTTGTTGTTATGTGGTATGATAAACATAATAAGAGTTTCCATGAAAAAGTATTTGAAAGTGCATCAAAAGAGTTATACAATGAAATAAAAGATGAAGTAGATTTGATTCAAGATGATGATATTGTTATCATAACAGTTGAGGAATTTTTAAAACTCTCAGAAGATACAAGAAAAAATTTGTATGCTATAAGCGTAAAGAAATTTTATTGTAGCATATCAGTTGAGAAGCAAAAGTATGGAAATTATTATGGATTTAGTCTTTCACGGGATCCTCTTTTCGTTTTGCCATTAGGAACAGTTGTTTCCAATTGTTCTCAAATTTGGTGCACATCATGTAAGACGGCATTTGATTGGAAGACAGGTAATATTATAAATGGTCCTATTCACAATCCTCATTATTTTGATTACTTACGATCAATTGGAAAAGAGGATGATGAAATTCAAAGGCGATTCAATAATGGTATTCAGGGTATTAATTGTTTGAATTGGACACAGATATCAATGTTAGCAGAAAGGTTTAGAGCAAATCAGAAATCTAATGAGCATTACTATTTCATCAATGATATTTTTAATTTGTCAAGACATGTTAATCACATTAGAGATTATGTATTGAACACAGAATTAGCAAATCATTATAATAATCCTGAAGAGGTGAATGCAGATTTGAGGGTTCACTATTTACAAAATTATATTTCAAAGGATGCTTTTAAAATTAAAATACAACGACGTGATAAAAGAAACTCTTTTAATCAGAATTTACGAGAGGTGGTTGAAATGTATACTGATGTCTTATCAGATACATTGGTAAATTTCAGTAATCGTGTTGAACAACTATTTTCAAATGGAAATTCCAATGAAAATAATAATGATGATACGTTGAAAGAGAAATTGCAATTGTGTAAGCAAGATTTTTTAACAGAGATTGAAAATTTAAATTCCTATACACGAAAAAATTCTGAAAAAATTATGAATGATTATAATTATACATCTTTGCCAATGTTTTTATTTACACCTCATGTAATGTAATAGAAAAACTATTAAACATCATTACACATTAATTAAATGTTTTAAATGATCTCAAAATCTGACATGATATCTTCCTCGTCTATCTTTCCGAGGTCTTCAACTTTTATTATATCTTGATTATCTTGATTATCTTGATTATCAATACATTTTTGATATTTATTCACACTATCTCCATCTTGCTTTTCAATGTTTTTATATATGTGTCCATTAACAGTTGTGATTATTGACTTTTTCCAATAATCTTGTCCTTCTTTAACAATTACTGATTGTCCCTTTTTATTCGATGTGTATTTGTATATGTATTTATCTTTTTTTATCTTGTAAACAGGTTGTTTGGATTTGTTATTAAATTCTTCATCTCGAAGAATTTTTGTGTATGCTTTCAAGAGTTCTTTCTCATTATTTGAATTAGTTAAATTATAAAGTGTCATACTTTTGTATAATTATAATTTGTATTTAGAAAAAAGTAAAAAATTATTTTTTCTAAATTATCCTACATTGTTTTTTTTTTCATTTTATAAAATAGATACATAATTCCACCCTAGTTTTTCACAACAGCGTGCATAAATATATTCTTGTTTGTATCTACATTTTTGACTTGAAGGAAGACTAAACTCTTCTTCTTTCACTTTAATTCCTCTGCGTCTTAGTAGTTGATAAAGTATATAGGAAGAGGATAGAATATTGGTTCTTTCAATATCTTTTTCCTCAACAGAAATATCAAGAAAAGTATCTTTAAACTGGTCAAAGTCCTTCATTAATTCTTCTTCTAATTCGTGTGTAATTATGTAATTCTCTTGTGCTGTAAGTTTTGAGTAGATGAGGTTAATGTTTTCATAGTGTTTATTTTCACCTATAAGGTCAAGATAAGTTCTTAGATGATCCTTTTTAACTTTTTCATAACGATCTTTTTTATTTTGAGTTGAGACATTTACGATCCCGTCTTTAATCATTTCATTTTCAAGTTTTGTTAAAAGGGAATCTTCAATGATTCTATTTTGTTTGCCTTGAAAGTTTTTAAGTGTATCTCTAAAATGAATGAACTTTTTGTAAGTATACTTTTTAGAAAAGTTAACTCTTTCTACATCATTGAATTCAGAATTTGTAACATGATATTCTATTTCAAAACCGCAATTTTCACATATTTTTTTATAATTTGATTCTTCAATAAATTGTGTATTACCACAGTTGATGCATTCTTCCTTATCTTCTTTTTTTTCACTATTTGTTTCAATAAAATCTTTTTGTATGAGTTCTTTATAAAATCTATTTACAAGATTTATAAATTCGTGTTTTATCTGTTCAAGTTCTTCACGAGTTGAAGTGTCCTTTTTTTGTGAGAAGAAATCAATCTTAACTGGTTTATTTAAAACTTTTTGATAGGTTTCAATTATTGTCTTACTAGTTGTTTTATATACATCTAGGTTATTTTCAATCGTTTTTATGTCTATTGAAGAATATTCTTTTATCAGATCTTTATACTCTGAATAGGATATTTTTTTTTCAGGTTTATATGTAATATTATTTACACTAAGTATTTTTTTTATTGTAACTTGTTCTATACCATAAGGTATTTCTGTTTCTTGAAATGTTTTGAGTATTTCTTCAATACGTTTTTTCTTGTATTCAAGATCCTCTTGAAACTTTTGTTGAACTTTATAATGTAGAGAATTTATATCTTCATCTTGCTTTTCCTTCTTTTTTTTCTTTCTAAATTTTACACCACTGCAATTTGTATAAAAATCCTCATTATACATCATTTAATTTAATAAGTTAGAGAGAAACTTTCTTTTAACTTTTTTAAATGAAGGTACTAAAAGTTTTAATTTTGTTTTTCTATAACATATACATAAATGAGTGAAAATTCTAATACAGATTTTTTTTCAAATCTTGACTGGACGAAAACTTCTGAAGAACTATTAGTTTCATGGGCAGATATAGCACTTTGTTACACATGGATTTTTGATAAATCCTATCGTCGCTTTAACAATATAAATTATCGATACACTATACCTATAATTGTAATGTCCACTGTAACTGGAACTATATCCATGAGTCTTAACACTCTTCTTAATGAAGATCAAGTTAAAACAGGACAGATTGTTCTTGGTGGTATCAATATTTTTATAGGTATTCTATCAACTTTGCAAAACTTTTTTCGCTATGCTCAATTATCAGAATCTCATTTAACTGCAACACGCGACTGGGCAAAACTTCATAGAAATATCAAGATTGAACTATCCATTGAGAGACAAAATAGAAAACCTGCATCTGAGTTTGTTAGATCAGCGAGACAAGAATATGAAAGATTATTGAACAGTCGTCCTGTAATCCCTTCAAGTATATTAATGGATTTTAAGAAACAGTATAGAAATTCTGATATAATAAAACCTGAAGTGGTTGAAAAAATAAGGCATATTATTTTAGATGATGAAAAAAACATAATTTCAAATGAAGCAAAAAAACCTGAACCACAAATCACTTGGATAAATAGAATGGGATCTTTTATTAATAAGAATTTACCTTTTACTCCAAGGCATCAAGAATCAACTAATTCAACTAAATCTGATTATTCAAACTATTCAAATGAGTCTAACTTTTCTCATGTATCTGACGAATCTACCTTTTCAGAAGATAAAAGATTAACTGTTAACACAATGACACCTCCACCTACACCATTGATAGATGAGTATACACTCAGTGTTGATAATCCTGTTGTTATCAATTTAGATAAGCACATGGATAATTTAAAAAAATATGAAAAGAATGAATCCAATGCTTCAAAAGAAAAAGAATTGGATTTAATTATAAAAATACATGAAGAATAATTTTTATTTAATTTTTATTTAATTTTTAGCAGTATTCAAATACAATATGCTAATAAAAATAATAAGAAGCATAAAAAACATAAAACAGTATCTCATTCTCTCATTACGACGACAAGCGCAGTTCATATAACTGTGCTGACAATAAGGGCATACAATTGATCTCATTCTGTGAGGACAATTGTCACAACGACATGTCATGTTGCATGTGTTCATCATTACACTTTCATCAATAACGTTATCCATATCACTGTTGTAATAGAATTTTCCAATAGGTCTTGAATGTCTTGGCATTTCAATTTTGTTATTGAAATTAAAGATATTATAAAAAAATTTATAATAAAAATTATACTAAATTTTACTAAATTATCTAAGACCTAACATATTTAAAATAAAAAACTTTCTATTGCTATACAATAAAAAATCATCATGTCTGTATTTGATTTGATACATACAAAAGAAATGCTAACTTTATGCACACCTTATTCTTATAAACTTGATGAAAATAGAAAAAGAATTGGATATAAAGATCAATCATCATTATTATTACCATTTTATCAATACATTGATAATAACTATAATATTGATTGGACTTTTAGTTTTAAAAATGGAAGCAATGAGGGTGATAAGTTTTCCAATTCAAGATATACAGAAAGTCATATCCTTGTGAGTTCAAAAGGAAGTATCATTCATTTATTTGCATCCAATGATCTTGATAGAAATCCCTTTGACAAAGATACAAGTTTGTCTATGTATCCATTTGCCCTTTTTAACAAATCCTATTTTATAAATTTAACAGATGATAACAAAGTTCAAATAATGACAAATACAGTTTCAAAATCAACCAATTGTCATGCATGTATTTTAATATCAAGGTTTGAAAATACTGTGAATACTGAAGAAAATGTTTTTGTTAACTTGGATAAAACTATTGTTAAGATCGTTAATTATGCTCCATTTGGAAACATTTCAAAAGAATATTTAGAAAGTTTATTTAACCTTTTCCAAACTTATTTGAATGATATAAGAGGCGATTTTGTGAGTGTAGAAAAAATTTAAAATAATTTTAAAATAAATTTTATTATATGAATTTATATAATAAAATGAATGCACTTGGAACAAAATTAAGATTATGTTCTTCATCGCCTTTAACAGGATGGATGCGTAATGGATATTGCACTATAGATGAATTAGATAGAGGATTTCATGTAGTTTGTGCACGTGTTACTAATGATTTTTTAAAATTTCAAAAAAGTAGAGGAAATGATCTTATAACTCCTCGTAATAATTTTCCAGGATTAAAAGAAGGAAATTTCTGGTGTCTTTGTGCTACACGTTGGTTAGAAGCGTATCATGAAGGAGTTGCTCCACCAGTTTTATTGGAGGCAACTAACATTGAAGTTCTGAAAATAATTCCATTGGAAATTTTAATGAAATTTAAAATTTAATTTTGGTTAGATTCAAATAATCGGTAATAACTTTTACTTCATTTTTAATAATATCAGAACTACCGTCTGTTCTAAAATTTTGAACACCAACTTTATAACCATCTTTTTCACTTGGTTCAGAAGGTTTGTTAAGGATAACATTTTTTAATACAATTTGATCTCTTTCAAGTAAAGAATTAATATATTTTCCATGATCTTTTTTATTAACTTTAGAATATCCGGTTTCTTTGATTCCAGTTTTAAGATCAAATATAATTATTTTAATAAAATCTCCATCACTTGTAAAAAAATATACTTTTCTATCAGGAATACTATATAAAACTCTATTAACATAAACTACGCCATTACCTTTAGGTCCAATATTTGCTCCATGGAAAAACAATGTTGAATTATTTAAAAAAGTAGGTAAAACAACAACATTTCTTTGAGGCATAGGTTGAGGCATGGGTTGAGGTTGAGGCATGGGTTGAGGTTGAGGCATGGGTTGAGGTTGAGGCATGGGTTGAGGTTGAGGCATGGGTTGAGGTTGAGGCATGGGTTTTTTCTCAATATATTCTTGTTTTTTTTCTTCAGGTTTAGCATAATCAGAAGGTAATTTATGAGGACAGGCAGGACATTGAACGTCGGGACAAGCAAACTTACTCATATCAGGACAGACAGGGCATACTTGAGAGAGGAATTCCTTATTAGAAACAATAAATCTCAAGGAATTAACAATATTTTGATAACTCTGTAAAAGTTGAGGATCTTGACTACAGTGTTTTAAATATTTTTCAGAGTTTGTCATAACAGCAGAAAATAAACGATTCAACATATTTTTATAAGTTCCTAATATTTTATCAAAAGCATAAACCATATCTTTATCACGAGAATTCAATTGTATCATTCTACAATCAAAATTAAATTTCGAAAGTTCTTGACTTGCCATGTCAAAATTTCTTATGACATCTCCTTGTAACATAAACTCAAGAATAGTGTTATTAATAAGATTCATTTTATCTTGATAAGTTAACGATTCATTTTTTCTTTCCATTTCACGCAACTTTAGACGAGCATTTCTAATTGCTCGTCTAAATGCCATTTCATTTGTAAATAAAGGCATAGTTATCAAATCAGCATTGATACCAATATTAGAAATTTGTTTTTTATCATTTTGGGTTAAGTTAGGCAACAAAGAGGATTTTTGTCTAAACATTTGTTGAATGACTTCTCTAAGATTCTGTTGAGGATTTTTAGAATTTATCAATGCAAGTTGATTAAGTTCTTTAAATCCCCTAAGATCAGAAGGATCTAATTCTGGCAATTGATCAGGAGTACCCTTAAATCTATATTGTAAAGGAGATACATCATCAGGGGAAATGGCAAGTACATATGAAATATATTTATGAGAACCGACGAACCAGAAATCTACATCATCATAAAATACTCTTTCAACAGGTATATTTAACCCTTCTGCACCAAAAACAATATTAAATTTTTCTGATTCTCCAAGTGGAAGTTCGGTATACAAAGGGGATCCATCAATAAGTTTTGCAGGAAGCATATCAGCAGTTATGATAGAATGGTTGTATTGTTTCATTTTAATATTTTCAGGTTGAGTCTCAACGTATTCTTTAAGTGCTTTCATCTCTTCTTTTTTCATTTCTTTTTTCATTTCTTTTTTCATTTCTTCATAAGATTGTTTTCTGGTAGTAAAAAATATGATCAAAAAGAGTACAACGAGAACACCAGCGATAAGACCAATGCGTTGGTTTTGTGACAAATTTGCGAGGAATTGCATTTTTATTATAATAAAAATATAATAATAAAAAAAAATTATTTTTTGAAAATTACAATGAGAACAAGAATAATTAATGCAATCATAATATACATGTTAAAGTTTCCTCCTTGCTCAACATTTTTTATTTGTTTTTCAATCTTTTCTTTTTCTTCTTCTATTGGTTTAACAGGTTTAGTTTCTTGTTTCTCTTCCTTTTTCTCTTCCTTTTTCTCTTCAGCAGATTTGTCAAATTCAGGATTAGCAACTGCTTTAGTGAGATAGTTAGATTGATAAACCTTGTTAGTTTGTTTTTCGTAAAATTGTTTGAATGTTTCAGGTATAGGTTCAGTATAGATATCATTAGAAGTATCATTATCATCAAGTTTAATTTTAACAATATAAGGGTATAATACAGTATTGAGATATTTATCAAGAGTGTTTAAGAAAACTGATGCGTTTTGAGGAACAAGTTTAGCATTAGGATTTGTTTTCAATACTTCTTTTTCATCTTTACACAATGTAGATATTCTGTTATATCGAGTTTTGATTGCTCTGATATTCATTCTAAATCTTGGTTTATCATAATAAGGATTCATAAATCCACCAAATTGTAAAATTTTACATTCTTCTAAATCAGTATTAATTTGATTGATATAAGACTCCAATTGCTGATAGTTAATTTTTCTTATAGTGTATGTAAGATCTGTACCATCAATGTTATAGTAGACAACATCATTACCATTCAACCACTTACACGCTTGTTCTTCGTCTTCAAAAGATTGTTTAGAGCTAGTAAGACCAATGATAAGTCCAATTAATAGGACAGAACCAACAATAATACCAATAATTTGGTTTCTTGATAGATTCGCAAATAGATTTGTCATTTTTTATATTATTAAAAATATAATAATATAAATATTTTTTTTTCAAATTTTATTCTTCTTTTGAGTAATTTTTTTCAACATTGTTTTCATCAGTAGTTTCAACATATTTTGTCTCTTTTGTATTAGGTGTGTTGTTAATATTATCAATTTGTTCGAAAGATTCTTCTTCAATTATATCAGACTTTTCTTCATTATTATCTTCATATTTTTCATCCATATTACATTGAGAGTTAGTGTTATTATCTATAGTATGTGAATCATTTATCTCTTTATTTTTATCAACTTTACTACTCTCTATAAAGTGGACAGGAACGATTTGACAAATTACTTCCTCAACTTGATTAAAAGATAGAGAATTACAGTTTCTGGATGTAACAATAAATGTTAATCCATCTTGTTCATCCTCTTCCTGAATTCTTTCGTATTTATATGAAGCACCTGTTTGAGTCATTTGTTCAAGTATGTATTCTGATACAATTTCATCTGCTTTTTGTAATAGTAAATATTTATCATCAGAGACATAGTTTTTATTTTTGTGAAGGAGTAAAAAATAATTCATCTTTTTTTTTCGAAAAATTTCTTTAATATTTAGAAAATAATTTTTTAAATTTTATTTTTTCTTTTTTTAATAAATAAAAATGAGTGGTGTTTATTCAAACGAACGAAGTAACTTTTCTCCTTCCGGTTATGCTCCTGTAACTGCTATGAAAATGCAATGTGGCCCTTCTGTACCTGCTGCTGAGTGCCCTGCCAGAAATCTCGAATTTATGCAACAGCAAATGACTGCTGAGAAGAACGCTGCTATGTTCTATGGTTCTTCTCCTGGTTATTCCAGTTTGATGAGTGGTTATGGTCCTGCTCCTACTGTTGCTTATGCCTCCAAATATTTTAACAAGGAGACTTACGCTGGTATGACTGAACCTCAATCCAATGTCTTCCATTATACTATCCAATAAAAAATTTCAAATAAAAATTATAAAAAAATTGATTTAATAAGTATATCATATTAAATCAATTATACTGATTTTATTTAATTTCATATTATTTTTTATATATTCAAAATGAGTCTTACAGTTGTTATTAGTCCTATGTTCTCAGGAAAAACTACTTTTTTGCTAAACAAGATTGTTGGTTTAACTAAACTCGGATTTAATACTGTTTATATAAATCATTCTATTGATGTGAGAAATACAGAAGCGTCTATATCATGTCATAATAAACTCCTTGAGTCAGGGTTGGTGTCATGTTCTTTCGATGTATTAAAACGTAACTCTCTTGATGAGATTAATGAATTAAAAAAAGATTATATTTTTATTGATGAGTTTCAGTTTTTTCAACAAGAAAATGTTGTTAACATCATTATTGATCTTGTAAAGAGTGGTAAACATGTTTTCATTGCAGGATTGAAGGGAGATTATAAGAATCAGGAATTCGGAAGCACATTAAAACTTATTCCTCACGCTGATAATGTAATTGTATTAAAAAGTCTTTGTGTAATTTGTGCAAAACTGGGAAAGTGTGTGGAAGCGCCGTTTACAAAGTATGTTAATAATACTGAACATAATCAGATTACTGTTGGTGCAGATGAATTATACATTCCAGTGTGTAGAGATCACCATGAATATTAAAATAAGGTAAGGTAAAATGTTTATCTTTTTATAAAATTCTTTATTAAAAATTTTTAAAACTATTTAAAGATAAATAAATATTATAGTAGGAGGCGACGGTAGCACAATAGGTGGTGCGTTTGGCTGTTATTCTCAGAGCAACCAAAAGGGTAAATGTTCGAGTCATTTTCGTCGCGTCTATATTTTTGTATTATTTTTGTAAATACAAAAAAAACTTAATATATTATAATCTTTCTAATTCTTCTTCAATCATCTTTTTTACATCATTAGATAAAGGTATGTAATTTTTCATAATCTTTTGATAAATATTTTGTTTTGTGACTTATTTCTTTTATTTCTTGTTCTTCAAAATATTTCCATATATAACCACCTGCAGTTTTTTGTTTGCCTCTACATACTGAACTTATATGTGAAATACCTGTTTTTTCACTTGCTTCTTTAATACTATTAAATTTATTAATAATTTGGTTTGATTCATTAATCTGTATTACAGATCTTAAAAATTTTGTACTCCTTTTTTCCGTCATTTTTATAAAGATGTAATAAAAATCTTTATAAAAATCAATTCTAATAATTTTATAAATATTGAAAATTCTCTTATTCTCATGTAGGTCGAAGACTGATAGGCGCATAACGTTGCTGCCATGATTCTGCGTTTCTTTTATTCATTTGAGAAGCCATTAAACCCTCTCTAAACTGGGTGGTATCCGTGAACCAACGATTTTGCGCTTGTTCAATTGCTTCATCCAAACACATGTTTTTATCTCTGTTGTAAAGAGGCCATATCTTACCCATAGGTTGACGTTGTTCAATGAAGTCAACCTTTGATCTTGTCAAAAATACAGGGTGTCTATAGGCATCAACATCTCCATAATAATAAGCGATATTACCTTTATCAGCATCAAGATAACTTCTAAAAGGATCTCCATAACCGCTGAAACGAGGATCAAATACACTATTGAAATCAGGAGGATTACGCGCTTCATAAGGAGTTACACGAGTTGACCACATTGCTCTTGCAGGCATTTCTGCTTGTCTACCTTCGGGACCGTAATCTCTTATAAGTTGAGGATCATAACGATCATAAAAAGGTTGAGATGCTTTATCTTCAATAGAATTCTTTGCAGTATTTTGTTGTCTTTCATTTTTCAAAAGTTCAGCAAGATTTTCAAACTGTCCTGCTTCATTGACATAATACTTCTTCTCAGATGACATATCCCAGTTAGGAATTTCTGAAATACCATAGTTTCCATTGATAGGTTGTCTTGACGCAGGGAGAATAACACCATCTCTATAAGGTTGAACATCGCTGTAAACTTTTACTTCAGTGGGGAGATTAGCATAATCAGAAATAACAGGAAAGTCTTGAGAATATTCCTGAATCTTTGTAGGATCACCGATAGAACTTGAACTCATACGAACATTAACAATGGGTTCTTTTTGAGGACAGAATTTATCACTACCCATAAGTTCAGTCATATCCTTCCAATTTTCTCTATTTACTTTTTTATTTGCATTGAAATCAGTAGGAGACCAAACTTCTTTGTCCATAATTCTTGGAACAATAAGAGGAGGAATGAGAGAGCGTTCTTGAATTTGAATAGGAGGAGCAAAAAAGTCAATGCCCACATCAGTCTTGTGCAATGAACTTACTTTTTTCAATTCATTATAAGGGATCTTAGGACGTGCCACTCCATTATCTTGCAAAAGTCCGCAAACATTTTGAGTTTGTTCAGTAGCATTTACATAAGAATTGGCAGAGTAAGGAACTTGCTGCTTATCATAAGCGTAGTTGCTTGCATGACAAACTTGATTTATGTTACCATAACGTTTGTGGTCATGTTGAGAAAGCATATCATAACCTTTTACTTTTTGTAACCACATATCTTGACGAGGTAAAGTAGTGGGATTAATAGCAGTTTTTGTTATATTTGCCATATTTGTAGTTTGATTTGGTAAATTTGAAAATTTTTCTTTATTCATTTTTTTATAATATAACAATAAAATAAATAAAATTGATAAAATTAAAAATATAGATGAATATTTAATTCCTGATAACCACATTACAATAAAAATAATAATTGCCATGCGAGTCAAAGCATTGATTTTTGCTTTTTGTGTCATTAAAGAGTCAGGAATAAGGTATAAACTAAAGAGCGCACAAGGGTCTTCTAACCACAATTCTTCGTCTATAAGTTTTGACATTTAAATTTAAAAGAGAGAAAGATTATATTTAATAAAAAAAAAAGAATGAATGACATTCGTGAAGATTTGAGAGAGTTGTCAACTCTTATTGAAAAGTCAAAGAAACTCTGCGAAGAACTTGGACAAATTAGAGATCGCAAGAAAGAACTCGAGACTCGTCTTATTGAATATCTTCAAAACACTGATGAAGTAGGATTGAAATACGAGAGTTTCATTTTTATTCCCAAGGATAAGAAGATTCGTAAAAAATTAAAGAAGAAGGAGAGGGATGAAGCAGCAGTCAAGGTATTGGAAGATTACGGAGTAGAACAAGCAAAGGAAGCATATATAAAATTGATGGATTCTATGAAAGGCGATGAAGAAATTATTCCTTCTATTAAGATTAGTGAGCAACGAGACGACTAAGATTTACAATATCGTCATATACAGTTATCATAAAATTTCTAAGTTCAGTTGTTATACCCTTTTCTGTTTTTATTTTGTTTATTCCCATTAATGAAACATTACTTGTTTCATTAGTTTTATTTGGAAATATGATATACAAATCCTTTGGATTTTCAACTTGTTCGTTTGAAATATTTTTTTCACACAGTTTTAACAAGGATGATACATTAACCATTGCAGGATAGAGAATATAAGAATATTCTTTATTGTCAGTCCCTATTTTTGTATATCCGTACACATCGTTTTTAAAAATATACTCTATATGTTTTTTTTTGAAAATTGTTTCTTCTTCAAATTCTCTTACAGCAATGGAAACACCATTTAATACGGTTTCTTTTCTACCTTTTCTACCTTTTGGAAGACTCCACTCTAATACAGCATCTGATTTTTTTTCAAGATAGTTTTTATACTTTTCAACAAGAGGTTGAACGAGAGGATCTTTGTTTTGTAAAAGAGAGTCTTTTTCTTGATTTGTCATGGTGGATATAACATTTTCAATAGGTGTGACAACCCTATGTAGAGAGTTTGTTACAAATAGTATGTAGGGTATTGACTCTGCACGCTGTACAAGAATGAATACAGGTTCGTTATTAATTAACGCAAAAGCAATTAGACCAAATGAAATAAGCGACATTGTCGTTTTTTAAAAAGATAATTTTTTAATCTAAATATGTTAAGACAAAGAAAAAAGGTAAATTCTATTGAAGAGATAAAAAAATGTGAGAACAATAATGAAAACAATCATGAGAATAAGGAAAGTAAAATTGAGAGCAAAGAACATGATCTATTCAATGAAGAAATGTTTCAAAAGTATAGTAAACTCTCATTCGATTCTCTTATAATTAGTTGCGCTGGTGTTAATATTATTAAAATATTAGGTATGTTACAAAAATTTTATGAAGATAAAAAACTTGATGATATTATATATTATAGTGGTTGTTCAGCAGGTTCTATATCAACTTTAATGTTAATTATAAACTTTACTCCAAAAGACATATTAAATTACCTGTTGAAAATAGATTATAAAACTCTTTTTCATAATATAAGTTTACAAACAATTCTTTCAGGGAAATGTATTCTTTCTAATGATATTTTAATTAAACATCTTGATGATATGATTTTACATAAACTCGGATTTATTCCAACAATGGTTGAACTTTATGAATTGACAAAAAAGAAATGGACTGTTGCTACATTTAATTACACTGATTATAAATTAGAATATATCGATTATAAAACACATCCACAAGCACTTTGCACACACGTTGCTGCAGCATCCTCATGTATTCCTATTTTATTTTCTCCAGTAATTATTAATAATAAGAATTACATTGATGGTGGCGTGTTTGATACATTTCCAATAAAAAACCATTTGAAACATCACGAAGAATCAAAAATATTGGGAATTATCATTGGAGATAATTTTAATTCAGATGAGCACAGACATAAAAGGAAAACACCCAATACAATACAACTACTATTAGACGTATTGTATATTAGAAAAAGGTATAAGGAAATAAAGTTCATGGAACTAAATAAAAAAGAAAATATTTGTATTTTTACTCACTGTGCAGACCCTGGTTCAGGTGTGAATTTTACAATGGATGAAACAGATAAACTACGAGGATTCTTAGAGTCTTATAATCATATGAAAAAAACTTTAACTAAACTTTAACTAAATCCCAATAAAATATATGCACACGCTTGACAAAAAGTGTCACTTAAATCATCTGCTTTGGATTTATTTTGATTAAATATAAAATCAAAAAACTTTTTATCCTTTCTTTCCATCAATACATCTCTTGTCAAGTTTGTTGTCCACCTTTTTCTAAAGGATTTATTAATCTTTTTTAACTTACCTTCATTATCATTATCTTTTATTTTTTTTGGACAACCTAATAACCTTGTCTTGTAACATGAATCAAATATTTCCACATGTTTTGACATACCATATTGATGAAGAAAGTAAGCGTGAATATGATTTTGTATCATTTGTGCATTAGGATTTGTTTTCAATTGTTTTTCAATAACAATTGTCTTTACATTGATCAAGATATCACGTCTCTTATCAAGTTCTTTTATAATATTGAATAAAATTTCATTTGTAACAATAATCATTCTGTTTTTTGTATAAGATATCTTTACATTTTCACACAAGTCAATCTTATCTGCGTAAACGGTTTTACCACATCCACTCATAAATGAGTTCAAAAAAGTTTTATACGCTTCTGTAGATTCATTATTTACTGTAAGACGTTCTTTTTTTGAAATTTTAGAGAGAGACTGTTTAAACTCCTGCAGTTTATCTTTATTGAACTCCTCAATCCATAATGCAAGATTTCTCACACCAATATCGATTGATAAAACTTGTTCCATGATGAAAAGAATAATTTAATAATTATTCTTTTTTAAAAATGTTGTAATCATTATTAAAAATGTCCAGTCTTTTTGGAACAAATACTCTTTTATCAACTTGGAGACAAACTTATCCTGTAAAATGTGTCACAAAAACTTCTTATTTCAAACAAACACTTCGTGATATCATACAAGAAGCTGAACAAAAGGGTGCTATAGATAATGCTAAGGATTATGAAGATTTTATTGAACTCTATGATAACATGGATCAATATTGTCAACAATCCCCTCTTACAATATTCGCATTTAATAATACAATGTTGAAATCCTATTACAAACAACTTCTCGACTATGATAAACTACGAGTAGCAAAAGCACATACTATCCTTGGTGTGCTAACAACTAATCTTATAAACGGAAAATATTCTCAACTATCTAATCTCTCAAGAAAAAAATTCTTTATAGATCCTAAAGGAAAAATATTTAAGTTTATCAATAGAGAACCCATTATAATCTCAAACATTGAGAGTTCCTTTTTTAATGATGATGACGATCACTCTATTATTGTTTACTTTATTGATTTTCCTCTTTTTGATTTAACAACTCTATATCTTGATGATATGTCATAAAAATTATATTAACTTATATTAACGAAAAAGAGATCCCAAACCTTTTAATCCAGCATTTATTCCCATTGAAATTTCAGGAGCAAGAACAGCAACACCAACCCCTGTATTACCTTGTTTGATCGCTTGTTCAGCAATCTTATATCTTCTTGATGTATTGTAAATGCTATAAGCGATAGAACCAATAAATATGGTTAAAAATAATACAATGAATAAAACTACCCATACCATACTTACTTGTTCAGCAGGTTGTCCGGTAGAAGCAGCAATTAGTTTCTGCTCTGCTTCCTTTTTCTTTTGCTGTCTATAATAATAGAGAGATCCTATAAGACCAATGAGTGATACGACTCCCACAATGAGATATACATTATTTTTATTTTGATTCTCTACCATTTTTACAATTTTTATATATTTTACAAATATATAAACATAAATTATTTTTATTTTTATTCTCTACCATTTTTATAATTTTTATATATTTGTAAAATATATAAACATAAATTATTTTTATAATTATAATTTCAAGTAAAATGATTGTCTATGAACTTTCTCCACCTACTCCTAAACTAGAGGAATATAAAGATACTATCAATGTAGTTTACCAGTTCTTTATTCATTCCAATAAATTACGCCAACAAGAAAATGAATACTGTTTACATCAACTCGTTCAAAATCCTCTTATCAACAATATTTACTTGCTCACAGAAAGAGAATACACTTTAGAAGAATTATCCATATCATCATCTGAAAAAATTAAACAACAAGTTATTGGAAAAAGACTAACTTATAAAGACTTTTTCGATTTTATTGATACTATATCAGGATATTGTGTTCTCATTAACAGTGACATTTTTCTTGATGAGAGTATTGCAAACATTTATATATCAGGACTTGCTACTCAGAAATCTGCATTTGCACAATTACGTTTTGAATTCACCTATGCTAATATGAATGATTTAAGTAAATGTAAAATTTTCGGTCCTCGTTATGATAGTCAGGATGCGTGGATGATTCACTCCAATTTCAACATTCCTAAAAAGTATAGAAAGGCATTTGAGTTTAACCTGGGTAAACCTGGTTGCGATAATAAAATTCTTTACTTGTTAAGAATTATGGGATATACTGTTTACAATGATCCAAACTGTATCAAGTGTTATCACTATCATACATCTCAAGTGCGTGATTATAATAAAGCAGACTTGATTAAACAACCTTATGTCTATATGTTTCCTCATGGTTTTTTTTCATCTGTTCAATCTCGTATGTATGATTTCTCAGATAATGAAAAACTTCGTAACTATATTGCAAGAAAACTTGCCAAAAATGAGAATTTTATTATTCCACGTATATCAAGCGTTGAAAACAATTATGCAGTCTATGGTAGAATGTATAAACAAAATGAAATGTCATTTGAAGAGTTTAATAGTTATTACCTTAATACCAAGCATGTAATGAAAAATAATGCAGGTATCAAACTTTCCAATATGAAATCTGTTGTGAAATATAGTGATTTTTATCTTGATGCATTTGATAAATGTGAAGTTTATGGAGATTGGGAACCTCATGGCGCTTACTACAGATGTATTCAACAATCTCATGATTGGATGAGTTCTACTTACATGCCTAAGGCAGCAGTCTGGGCATATAATTTTGATGTCTTTCATTTTATTTTTTCAGAACCTTGGACTTTAGGACTACAAGGAACTTCTGAATCCCCAAGAAGAATTCTTCTCATCACTCCCTTTGAAGAAAGCATTAAGAGTAAGTTAGAAAAACGAGAGAATATTTATGGCATAGATTTATTTCCCAACTGTACATTCACTTTTCTAAAACCTCCTCAAACTCATGCTGGAAATGAAAGTAGAGAGTTTGATGTAGAGTTACAAGAATTTTGCAATAAACTTGAATCTATTAAATATGATTTTGATGTTGCTATTGTATCTGCAGGAGGTTATGGTAACCCTATTCTCTCAAAGATTTACGATTTAGGTAAGAGTGGAATATACGGAGGCGGTACATTGCAAATGTTTTTTGGTGTTCTCGGTCAGCGTTGGTTGGTAGAACGACCTGATGTATTAAAATTGTTTATGAATAGTGATTGGAGTCGTCCTAGATCAACAGAGAAACCAAAAGATTGTAAAAATATTGAAAACGGATGTTACTGGTAAAAAATAAAAGGAAATTTATATTATTTTGATTGATAATAATATAAATTATTTAACTAAATATTGTAATTCTAATGGCATAGGTTGATTATAAAAAACTTTATACTGATGTTGATTAAAACAATCTTTTCTATTCATGTGTTGACAATCTACGTGCCCGTGCAAATTATTTATTTTTCCATTTTGTAACATAATTATTAGAGAAAGTAATTGATCTTGATTCATATTTGTTGGTAAATGAGTTCCTCTATAATTCCTATAAGCGTTCAATACATCTTCAATCACATCTTTATTAGAAAAAAACTCAATACAAGAATCTTTCTTATAAAATGATCCACCGTGACCTGAATAATTATAATTCTTATTAGTATCAATGGTGTTATATTTTTCATGGAAAATTCGTATCATTTCTGTTGAAATACTATTTGGATTATAACCAAATATATCTGCTCCTTGTTGCAACATTACTGGATAAATGGGATTTTGCACTTTTACATCATCTTCTAATAGTAAAATATATTCACAATTAAGTTGTTTAAAACATTCGCAAACACGTTCCACTAATTTTCTTCCCATTGAAACATATTGCTCATCACTTTTATGTTCTATCCATACTGGAACATTCTCATTAGAGTGAATGTATTTACATTTGAAATGCTCCGCCATTTTTTCATAGTTATATCCATTATCTGATAATAATACAATTGGTGAATCCGGATAATATTCTCTAAATGACTCAAGTGCTTTATAAGTAGCGTAAGGATTTTTATAACATTGGAAGAATGCACCAATAAATGATTTGTTCATTTTTTTTATAACAATGATTTTTATTTTTTTAAAAAAAATATATTCAGATTTCTATTATTCTAATAGGAATTTTAATATATTTATTTGTAATGATGAATACAAAGGAAAGTTTCAATAATTTTTATTACAATGGTAAATACAATGGAAATCGTAAAAAAAGAAGATCATGTGGAAATTATCATATAAAATCTTATATTTCAGTTTAATAGTTTTCTTAAACTTTTCTTAAACTTTTCTTAAACTTTTCTTAAACTTTTCTTAAACTTTTGCACAAGTGCTGCATCCTGCTGACCAGGATAAAAGATAAATTAATATATAAAGAGTTCCGAACATACCAGCAATAAAAGATCTAATTATCTTTTCTATACCTGTCATTAAAGGTGTGCATTTTGAATTACAATTCCAACTCAAATAAGCAGCAAATACAAATATAATAAAAGAAACTATACTTGCTAATAAAGGTGCTTCTTCGTCTTCAGTAGGTGCTGTATACGTTGCAATAGTGGTAATTTCATCTTTTTTGGAGGTTTTAATTTTTTTAATTGTAATCATAGCAATAGCAGAATCCATTTTTATTAAAATAATAAAGATTTTTTTTTAATTATTTTAATAAAAATGGATTCAAAAAATTATAATAATATTGATTATTATAACTATTAAAAATTAATAAAAAATAAAATAACTTACTTCATATACTTGATAAGAGGATTGTCTTGAGGTTTAATACCTGTTTCCTTCAATGCAGTTTCATATTGTTCAAGATATTGCTTAGCATACTCAGGATGTTTCTCTTCAACTTCATTCAACTCGGCACCGGTACCGTCAATTACATGATTACATTGGTTCATTACATTACGCGCCTCATCCTTTCTCATAAGAGAAGTAGCGCGCTTAACTCTCAATTTAATATAATAGTCAAGTGATTCCTTATCCTCTTCTTGAGGAAGTTCTTGTAATTCCTTTTGACGCTTCTTGATTTCCTCAATTTGTTGTTTTTCTTGTTCACGCTTCTTATCAAGATATTCCTTAGTAGTCTTATCAAGAATCTTTCTAACATCAACCTCTTTTGTTTCTCTAACGTAAACCATGTTGTCTGCCATGACAGGAAACTCTTTACCAACAGGTACAAAGTCGATTTCAGCATAAGAATCGTAGTTTCTAATAAGATTATTTGCCCACTCATCTGCTTCTTCAAGAGTAGGAAATACACCTCTAATCTTGGAAACACCGAAGCATCCATCAGCATCAGGAGTTGCACCAGAGGAAGGGACAAATGAAATAAGAGCAAAACGTTGATGATTCAATTCAGGATCAACACGAACCTTTCTTGTGCGAGGAAATTCAAGTTTAAGAAAGTTGCTATTCTTCAAAGTTTGTGCTGCCTCAAATTGCTCAGCAGTAAGATTATCTCTTACAGCATCTACAGGAATGTTCTTAATACATTCAGGTGCCCCCTTTGTAGCAGGGTGTTCCATTGGAGCAGTAATGATGGAAGCAATAAGTTGATCATTAGTAATATCAGGTGTAATATTCATTTTTATGAGTTTTACAATTTATAAATAAAAAAGAAACTTTTAAAGTAAATTTTTCAAAATAGGTTTTTTTATTAAAAAAGTTAATTTAATAAAAACTTTTGCTTATTTATAAAATGAGTGCGTCACATTTTATAAATCGTTGGTTATTACTTGATGAAGATCAGCAAGAATATTTCTTTCGATGTGTTGAACAATTTGAAAATAGTGATTACGATTTTGACACACTAATCTACATATTAAAAAACGATGGGAAAGATAAAGATAAACTTCATAAAGAACTTGATTTATTTATTTCTAATAAGTTTGTGTATGATAGAGCAATGGAATTTTTTAGATACTAATTAAATATTAAACACTTTTTTCAAAATAACTTGAGTCTGTTTATTAAAATCCTTGAAAAAGTTTCTTTGAGTCTTGATCGTCTGCATTTTCTGAATCTTAATAGCATTCTTCATGCCTACCATATATCTGATCTGGCGTGTTCTACCAGTCAAGTTTGTATTATGTTGAATACAAATAAAATTAAAGTAAAAGGGTAATTCTAACGCAACATTCTCATGACCGGCAATAATGTTTTTTCCCTCACCGTTTTTAGCAGTATCATCAAACTTTTTCACATTCAACCAGTAATGTTTTGTAAAGCACAAGGATGCTTCGGCAACATCATCAAATCCTTCAATGATATAACTACTCATATTCTTTACATCAAGCACAGCAAGGGGTCTTGAAAAGCAAATTTGTTTATCGTGTGTTGTCAATGAAATAACCTTTGACAAGATACTATCAGAAAAATAAATATCATCATCATCCATCATCATAATAAAATCTCCTCTTGCAACCTCACAGCCAATATTACGTTTTTTACCAACTTTTGTATGCTGATTGAGAATTACATACTTAATATTGTGACCTTGTTGCAAAAGAGGATCTATCAAATCAAACAATTGATCTTCCTTCTTTTCAGAGTCATCCACAATAACCCACTCTAATTTTGTTCTGTCATACATAAATGACATCCAGTTGTTAACAGCAATTTCAAAAAACTTTTTTCTATTGTATGTAACTGTTACTATTGAAACGGTTGGAAGATTTTGTTGGTCAAACTTTTTGATATCACCTCTCTTCATCTCAAGGTTACCTTTAATGTTTTTGGTAGTTTCAACTGAAGAAATAGTATCCCACAGTGTTCTTGTATCTTCATTTTTATTTTCAGGGATGTCTACAACTACATTCACAACTTGATTTTCTCTTTTAGGTTTGTTCTTTTTTTTCTTTTTCTTTTCTGCAGTAAACCCATCAGTGATTTCAACAGTTGATTCATTTTGTTTAGAATCAGTAGAAATAGTAGTAGGGATATTAGTAGTTAATTCAGATACTTCACTCATTTGTGTTTGCATCATAATTGACTTTATAGTTTTCTATTTAATAATATTTATTAAATACTTTAAATCAAAGATTTAATCTTTTTATGAAATCTTTATTTCTTTTTTGTATTACATTTCTAAATGAACAGACAAGAAGTTCTTGAAAAAATTATCCTTTACATTACTAAACGCCCTGCCGAAGAATTCTATACGGTTAAAAAAGACAAGTATTACATCAATGTAAATGCTATTGATAACTCTGTTAGAAGACAATCATTCACTGAATTTTCAGGAGATTACGAATCTTCCATTAATTTGATATGTGAAGATTATAACATGAAAAGAATCACTTACAAAGACTTTAAAACAGAATTAGAAACATTATTTCTAAACATCTCTGTCGACCGTGATAGGAAAGTCTCTAATATCAAATGTCTTTCAGAGAAAAGAAAATTTATAGAATATGAAATAAACACAATTCTTAAATGTCTCGAACAATATATGAAAATTTGTGCAACAAACTTGAACGAAGTTGATATAGACCTACACTTATCTGATTATGAGATTTTTATATTAAAACCTCTCAATAGAGAGGTGTGTTCAATCAAGACAAAAAGAGAATATACTTATCTTGACAGTTTATGTAAAGAGAGTATACTTAAATTTATTGTAGATACCCATTATGAAGATATAAAAATAAAAACACTTGCTAAATACGAAGGTAAACATGAATTAAAAAGTGATAGAAGAGAAAAATTTTATGATGAAATGAAACAACACTTTCTTGCTCTTACAAAAGAAGAATTATTTATTTCATTGGAACATTGGTGGACTAACAAGTTAAAACTTGATATTCTTCATTATATTCCTGGTTCTCGTAATGAACAAAAGACATTATCATTCTATTACGTTACAGATCAGTTGCGTGTGAATTATGCAATGAAAATTGATCCTTATCTTCATCAAACTATTCAAACTATTGCACCAAATTACACAGATTTCTCTATTGAAGAATTTAGAGATTATTATAAAAATATTTTCGGTCATAATAAATTTGAAAAGAATTTTATTGAAAAAACAAAAACATTATTATCATGGAACTCCTATCGTATTTTGTTTATTAATATTTGTATTGTATCTAATGTATTTTTGTTTGGCGAGTTGTTACGAGAGTGGACAAAGGCGAATGTTATGTTTCCGTCAAAGAATTATAAACTTGATAAGAGATATCCATCATTTATCGATTCGGATATAACAAATCAAAAAATTATTTCAGGACTTGAAACAAAAAAACAAATAGATGAGTTACTAAACTGTATTTACACATTTGACAATAAGGATGAGATCGATCATAACTTTATTGAAAAAAATGATGCTGTCCTACAAGCAGTCTTTGACTAAAAATGATATTATACATTAAAAAAATTTAAAATTAATTTAAATAAAAAGAATATATATTATGAGAGTGGTGAAAAACATCATCACTCTTTTAGAATCTCCCTTTACTTAGTTGGTAGAGTGCTCGCCTTATGAGCGAGAAGCCCGAGTTCGAATCTCGGAGGGAGAATTTTCAATATAATTTAATAAACTTATATTGAAACGATTGAAAAAAATGATATTAAAAATTTTAAAACGTTTGAAAAAAAATGTTTAAAGAAAGCAATTTATTATAATACAATATATTCTCATATAATGTCGTTTCAGTGCTTTATAAAGACGCTCACTGGCAAAACTATTACTCTTGATGTCGAAGCAGGTGACACTGTTGAAAGCATGAAGGCAAAGATTCAAGACAAAGAAGGCATTAATTTTTAGGGTAGTGCCGAAAAGTATCACACTGTATTTATTAAGGTTCTGAATACAGAAAAATGTTTGCTGTCCTTAATATGAGTATAAAGAATTATAAAATTAAAATTAAAATGAACAAAGAAACATTTACAATTTGGATTGCTGGATTTTATGAAGGAGAAGGAACTATAGCAAATGATATTTCAAATAGTAACAAGTTAAGATTGTGTATATATCAAAATGATCCTACACCTTTTGAAAAGGCTAAAGAATATTGGGGAGGTAATGTTCGTAAAAGGACAAGAAAGTCACCTGCTTCTGATAAAATTTGTACTAATTATGAATGGAGATTATGTCATAATGAGTCATTAAAATTTATTGAAGATATTAAACCTTATATGAATGTGCCATATAAAATACAACAAATAGATAACGCGTTAAATGTTTCTAAAGAAAAATTTGTTCGAAAATTTAAATGTAATTTTTGTGAAAATGAATATGCTTCTCCTTCAGGTAGAAGAAGACATGAAAAAAATACTCATATAAACACAGATGCTAGTCCTTTACAAGAATAAAGGGCAAGACTTTCAAATTGCGGGAAGTTCCTTAGAGCTTTAACTACTACCATCTCTTAGAAATATAAGATGGGAACCCAGTTAATTACTGGCTCCAATAGTAAAAAGGTTAAAGATTGGATAATCCGCAGCCAAGTTCCTAAGTTTAAATGCTAATTAAATATGGAAAAGGTTCAGAGACTAGATGGAAGTCGGGTTAAGAAAGTAGTTCTTTCAATGAAACCTTAAGGTATAGTCCAATCCTCTTTTGAAAAATTGAGGTAAAGATGACCCGTAGACCAACAAAGATTAATTTTCGCAGGAAAGCAGCTCAACTAAATCTTCGGGCTTGAAAAGCGACCTAAACATAGTAAAGAGAATATATCTGTGTTTACAAACAAGTAAGAGGTTTTCTCATCATTTCCTTTGTCGCTAGTCCTTTATAAATAATAAAGGGCAACACTATCAAATTGCTGGAACATCCTTAGAGCTTTTACTACCAAAATACATTTGAAAAGATGTATTGGCTAAGAGAAAACTTAGGTATGGTGAAAATGTAAAAGATTGGACAATCAGCAGCCAAGACCTAAATTATTTAAGTAAATTAAATGACATGGTTGCAGTTCAGAGACTAAACGGTAGTGGGTCAATTTAATATCTATTGGCTTAAGATATAGTCCGTGATATATAGAAATATATATCGTCATCGCGAAGATGGACGCACACTTGCAGATTACAATATTCAAAAAGAAAGTACATTGCATTAACTTTGGTGCAGAAAAGTATCATACTATAATCATTAAGGCTCTGATTATGGAAAAATATTTGTTGTCCTTAATATGAATTATTCGTATAAACACAGATGCTAGTCCTTTATAATATAAGGGCAAGACTTTCAAATTGCGGGAACTTCCTTAGAGATTTAACTACTACCATCTCTTAGAAATATAAGATGGGAACCCAGTTAATTACTGGCTCCAATAGTAAAAAGGTTAAATATTGGATAATCCGCAGCCAAGTTCCTAAGTTTAAATGCTAATTAAATATGGAAAAGGTTCAGAGACTAGATGGAAGTCGGATTGAGAGATTAGCAATCTCTATGATATCTTAAGGTATAGTCCACTCTTATTTGGAAACAAATAAGTATAAGGCTTGTACTTCGTTTAAGAGGAGGATTATAAAATATTTTATAAAAATGATTTTTTTAATAAATACAAAATATTTATTAAAATGTCTGTTGAGTTAAAACAAGAAGAATTTACATGCTCAAAGTGCAATGAAACTTTACATATAGATAAAAAAGAATCTGGAAAATATGGAAAAATTGTGTAAAAATTGTGTAAAAAAGATTATCAATGTGTAAAGGTAATAGACATACAACAACCATTCTTTTCGAAAATTTAAAATATTAATACTTTTTTTTATACATATACTTTATTTTTCCTTTATTTACAAAAATAAAGAAAAAATTATTTTATCTCTTCTTCTCTTAACTATCATGTACGCTACTAACTTTACTCTCGATCCTAAATACGTCTACACTCCTCCTAAATACCAAAAAATGAACAATGACGTCACCTCCTTCCACTCACCCTTCTCTCCTTCCAAACACATCGTTAGCAAACTTTCTACTCAAAATAAACCTTGTGGTCGCTTCCACTACGCTGAAAACATGTATAACATTAACAACCCCTTCGAAACCATCGAAAGACAACGAACCACTCAAATTAACTACAACACCATCAACCAGTCTTATCCCCACTACTACAACTTCATGGGTCATTAAATAACTTAAAGTAAAATTAATTTTATATAACTTTATCATGATCATCCAAGTTTTAGATAAAAAAACTGAAATGTTAGAAAACCTTGAAAACACCGAACAAGTACACATTAATAACACTGGAAACTTCATCATTTATAAAAATGACTACATCGCTAATGAAATAAAACAAACAGGCGACTGGGAACCTGAATTCAACAACTTTTTTAAAAATATATTAACCAAAGATTCTAACGTCATTGACATCGGAGCTTTTGTAGGAACAAACACCATTAAAATGGCAAGACATGCAAAACACGTCTACTCGTTTGAACCATTCCATAAAACATTAGAACTACTTAATAAAAATCTAATTCTCAATGATATATCCAATGTAACAACCTATAATCTTGCCGTTGGTAATGAACACAAAACAATTAATAAATTATGGTTTCCTATAAAAGACATTAACTGGGGTTGTATGAGAATTAATAAAGATAATCGCCTATTCAATGATAGCATCGATATTAATGTCGACATGATTAAACTTGATGATATTACTATTAACGAACGAGTCGATCTTATTAAAATAGATGTAGAAGGTTGTGAAGAAGAAGTTCTAAAAGGTGGAATAAACTTTATCAAAAAATGTAAACCAGTCATTCTCATTGAAAACTGGTCACAAAAACCTTACGAGATCTTATTAGATCTAAACTACGAATGTACCCAATTAACTAATTGTAATCAAGTCTATACTTCAAAAATTAATTATTGCGACTTATATAACTGGACTAATGACTATCCAACCAACTCAAGAGATGATTTCTACTATGCACTCGACCTAATAAAACATGAAAAAGAATTAGAAATATTAGAAATCGGAACTTTTGCAG